TAAGGCATTAGCTTGGGTTGATCGCAATATCAAAGTGCCTCTGACAGAACCACAGAAGGTGGGTATCGCATCCTTCTGCCCGTATAACATCGGCCCCGGTAAATGCTTCCCTTCAACTTTCTACAGGCGCATCAATGCCGGTGATCGAATAGGTGCATGTGAGGCAATTCGCTGGTGGATTAAGGACGGTGGACGTGATTGCCGTCTGACTAAAGGCCAGAAGAATGGCTGTTATGGTCAGGTCGAGCGGCGCGATCAGGAAAGCGCACTTGCGTGCTGGGGGCTGGACCAATGAAAATTAATCCGGGTCTTTTTTGCGTTGTCGTTATTGCTGGCCTTTCGATCGCTCTCGTTAAGAGTTGCTCAAACACCAGTAGCCTTCAGAGCGATAATGACGTTCTGCGAAGTGACAACTCTTTGCAGGAGCAAGTGATCGCCACTCAGGCATTCAACTTCAATCGGTTCAATCAGCTTGCAGAACATGCCAACAGGCTTAACTCCCTGATCGATACCAGCACCGAAGAAACCTTAATCGAATACCGGGAGATTCTTCGCCGTGAAAAAACCTGTGATCTGCCTGTTCCTGCTGATATCGCTGGCGGGTTGCTCGAATACGCGCACCGTTTACGTGCCAGCGCCTTGCACACCGATACCAACAGACCTGACCCAGCCGATGATCGTGCCGCTGCCGCCAGCTCAATGACGTACTGTCAGGCGGTCTTGTGGATAAAGCCGCTACTGGCCGTAATTGAGAAGGGCAACAATAATTTCGCTGGCATAAGGCAGATCGAGCTGGAAAGAAATTACTAGGGATGGCTCATCCTTGAGCACACGGGTATTCCTGAACGACGGCTTTACCTGACATAGCAAAGCACTATTAAATTGTAGAAAAGACTCAATATTTAACAAGAGAAGCGCAGCAATGTAAAAAAATGCCCTCACAGGGAGGGCTACCAGAGTCTCAGTTTCACTTGCTCTTTTTATTGATGATTCCCTGGAGTTGGCAAACTCCTCATCAGAGTCCTAAACAGCCTGGCAAATAGCCAGTAATCAACAAGCATAAGCGGTAGCGATTAGGATAATCCTTACCTGATCATTTGGGCTGGGCAGAAACATCAAATGCTTTGATTATCCATAGGGCTGACATAGAGACTGCAAAGGTATAGAGTTGAGATGTCTTTATGGAATGAGGATTAACATGAAAGGTAAAGTGATTATCGCTGCTATGGCTTTTGTATCTTTCAGTGCTTTTGCGGAAGAGGGGCAGTATCTTTCTGATTTCGCCAGTGCAAAAAGCACGTCTAAAAGCTACTCCCAGCTGATTAGTAAAAACAAACTACCTGCATGGGTAAAAAGTGGTGGCACGAGCACGCCATCAACCGAAGTAACTGTTGCGGGCAAAAAGTATATTGCGCTGTCAGGGTGTAAACCACACAGTTGTCCAGAAGAGAATATTGCTGTTCTCTACTCACCTGATAGCGGTGATATTCATGGTGTGTTTTCTGATTTCAATGCAGAAAAGAATCGTGAGACATTGACCTGGTTAAACCTGGATCCGATTGATTCTGATGCGATGAAAAATGCCCTTTTCAATCGGCTGTACGGCAATTAAATAACCCAAGCTTCAAACTGTAATCCACCAGTTTGAAGCTTCAATACACGAATCAATCGCCTCACAGTGTGTAGGTCGCTCACATAGCACCCTCATTCCGCTTAACTTTAGCAATGAATTCCTCTGTGATTGATAGACCCGCTATGATTTCCGAATTTAAGACGGAAGCACCAAATTGGCTTACAAGGTCCAGAAGCGTTTCATATGTCTGGATGAGTTCCATTAGATCGGAAATCACTAATTGGTCATGCTCAGTGCGCAAATGAGACCGGGCAGAGGCTTGATGCACTATCCACTCGAGATTGGCCTTGATTTTCTGTACGTCATCGTAGTTATACATATTTCATAAGCTTAAATCCTCATTTCAAGATTTCTTTGAGAAAAATACTTCATTGCTTCAAATACTGAAGCTGTGAGTGACGTCTAAAGTTCATTCAGTTTAGAGGTAACAATGGCTAAGCCGGACTGGGGCGAGCTGCAGAAGCGGTTCCTGTCTGATCACGCTGCTACTAGCATATCCCCTAAGGAATGGTGCGAGGCACATAACCTTAATTATGTAACTGCTCGCCGCTATATCAAGAAAACTGCTGCGCAAAATACAAAAATTTACCCGCGAAAGTTAGTGCGCACTGCGCAGAAAGATAAAAGCGCAGAAGATCTGGTGGATATAAAGCTAAGCGCGAAGGTAAAGCGCTTTATTGCTGAATACCTGAAGGACAATAACGCCACAGCCGCAGCTGCACGTGCTGGTTATAGCGACCCAAATTATGGTCGTCAGCTCATAGCGAATCCTAACGTTGCGCAGGCTATTGCGCAGCAGCAAAAGGCCTCCATTGCGCGCACGCTTGGCAGTGCCGATGAAGTCCTCGCGCAGATGTGGCAACTCGCCACCTTCGATGCTAACCAACTCTCACAATATCGTCGCGGCGCATGTCGTTACTGCTGGGGCTTTGGTCATCAATATCAGTGGCGTGATGCAGTTGAGTTCGAAGAGAAAAGGCTCGAGGCGCTTGAGCGTGACAGACGTGAACCCGAAGATTCTGGCGGTTACGGTTACGACCACACCCGAGAGGCCAATCCAGAATGCCCGCGCTGTAATGGTGACGGCATCGGCCAGCCTTACTTCCCTGATACTCGCAAACTCCCGGCTGCTTCCAGGCTCGCATATTCAGGCGTGAAGGTCGGCAAAAATGGCGTCGAAATCACAGCAATCAGCCGCGAAAGAATGTTCGAAGCAGTGATGAAACGGCTTGGCCTTGCTGACAGCGAGTTCGCCCAGCGCCTGCAGCAGATTGAAATCGAACGCCGGCTGCTTGAGGTCGAGAAACTCCGCAAGGAGCTGGCTGGTGATGGTGACGACGACGAGCCAACCCCAGTTCAAATCAATATCAACGTAGTGGACGCGAGGGCGGACGATGGGGATCAGCCCGACACTTAACATCCCTCAGGCGCGCTTCCTCGCGATGCAGCACAAGTTCAAAGCCTATGTTGCAGGGTTCGGTTCCGGTAAGACGTGGGTGGGTTGTGGCGGCATCTGCAAAGGGATGTGGGAGCACCCGAAGATTAACCAGGGCTATTTCGCGCCGACATACCCGCAGATTCGTGACATCTTCTACCCGACGATTGAAGAGGTTGCCTTTGACTGGGGCTTGAGCGTCAAAATCAACGAGGGGAACAAAGAGGTTCACTTCTACGAGGGGCGACGGTACCGCGGGACGACAATTTGCCGTTCGATGGAGAAGCCCGGCTCGATAGTCGGCTTTAAAATCGGTAACGCGATGGTGGATGAACTGGATGTCATGGCGTCAGCCAAAGCACAGCAGGCCTGGCGAAAAATCATCGCCCGTATGCGTTACAAGGTTGATGGGTTGCGTAACGGTATTGACGTAACGACCACGCCTGAAGGGTTCAAATTCGTCTACCAGCAGTTCGTGAAGGCGGTACGTGAAAAGCCCCAACTGGCGGCCCTGTATGGGCTGATTCAGGCCAGCACGTTCGACAATGCGAAGAATCTACCGCCTGATTACATCCCATCGCTGCTGAGTTCTTATCCGGATGAACTGATTCAGGCATACCTGCGAGGGAAATTCACCAACCTTAACAGCGGGACCATTTACAACACCTTTAACCGCAAGCTGAATAACTGTTCTGACGAGATTCAGGACGGGGATCCGCTGTTTATCGGTATGGACTTCAACGTTGGAAAAATGGCCGCGATTGTTCACGTTAAGCGTAATGGCCTGCCGCGCGCGGTCCGTGAGCTGGTGAAGGTCTACGACACGCCAGCGATGATTAAGCGTATCCAGGAAGAGTTCTGGCGCTACGAGGATGGTCGGTATGTGAAAAACCGGGAGATTTATATTTACCCAGATGCCTCAGGCGATTCCCGTAAATCCCAGAACGCCAGTAAGACCGATATCGCCCAGCTCAACGATGCCGGATTCAGCGTCATTGTTGATGATTCCAACCCGCCGGTTAAAGACCGCATTAACTCGATGAACGCCATGTTCTGCAACGCTAACGGCGAGCGCCGCTATCTGGTTAACGTTCAGAACTGCCCGGTTTACACAGAGAGCCTCGAGCAGCAAATCTGGGCGGCCAATGGCGAACCGGATAAAACAGCGGATAACGATCACCCCAATGATGCTGGTGGGTACTTCATCGTGAAGGATTACCCGATCGTGAAGCCGGCATACTCAATCACCATGGACACCACTTTCTGATATGGCAAACGACGACATCACCTGGGTTCGACCAGAACACCGGGCGGCTTCTGCTGCCTGGCGGAAATACAGGGACTTTTGCAAAGGGGCTGAGGCCGTAAAAGCGGCGGGTAATAAGTACCTGCCTTATCTCGACCCAACCGATAAATCCACGCGCAACCGTAAGCGTAATGAGGACTATCTGAGCCGCGCGGTGTTTTATGCGATTGCCGGTAATACGAAGATCGGCATGCTTGGGATGGCTTATCGCAAGGACCCCACGTTTAACGGTCCTGAAAAGCTGAAATACCTGCTGGACAATGCTGACGGGGCCGGTACCAGCATCTATCAGCAGTCACAGCTGGTGGCTGAGAACGTGCTCGAGGTTGCGCGAGAGGGCATTTACGTCGATTACGCTGAAGAGTCCGACGAAGCAATCATCCTCCGCTATCCGGCAGAGAACATTATCAACTGGCGAACAAAGCGAATTAACGGACGTGATCAACTGGTGCTTGTGGTTCTGCGCGAATGCGTAGAAGAGCCGGATGGTTACGCTTACAAGGATGAAATCCAGTACCGCGAACTGGCGCTGGAAGAAGGGCAGTTCATATGCCGCGTATGGCGCCGGGCTGGTGGCACTGCAAGCGGAACCTACACCGTTGACAGCGAATATCATCCGAAGCCCAAAGGAAAGGACTACTGGGACGAAATCCCGTTCACCTTTGTCGGTGCTCAGAATAACGATCCCACTATCGACGATTCACCGCTGGCTGCGCTGGTGGAGATAAACCACGGTCATTATCGTAACAGTGCTGACTATGAGGACAGCGTGTGGTTCTGTGGCCAGGTGCAGCCGTACATGACTGGGCTCGATACCGGCTGGCGCGATCACCTCGAGAAAAAGGGCGTGAAAATTGGTTCCCGATCACCGCTTTTGCTTCCCAAGGAGGGCTCGTTTGGTTATGCCCAGGCGCAGCCGAACATGCTGGCTAAAGAGGCCATGGACAGTAAACGCGATTACATGGTGCAGCTGGGCGCCCGACTGATTGAGCAGAACGCCACGGCGAAAACTGCTACCCAGGCGAGCGGGGAACAAACATCCTCAACTTCCGTGCTCGGTATCTGCGTATCAAACGTTTCTGAGGCCTATACGCTGGCGCTTGGCTGGTGTGCGAAATACCTCGGCATCAAGGGGGAATCGACGAGCTACACCATCAATCAGGAATTCATCGCGAAGGTTGCTGAGTCGGGCATGGTAACGGCAATCGTCAATGCCTGGCAGTCCGGTGCGCTGCGCGATAGCGACATGATTCGTGCTCTGCAGAAGCTTGACCTTATAGACCCGGCGGACAGCCCGGATGAAGTGATTGATGCGCTTCGCAATCAGGCACCAACGTTGACGGGAGGCTGATATGCCCACCATTAACGAAAGCCTGCGTGATGAATCGATCGCGCATTCCGTCTGGTTAAGCCGCTACGCCAACGGCGTGGCAAACCGGATGGTGAAGTTGCTTAACGAGACGGACGCAGACCTTTCAGCGCGGCTACTGGATGCGCTGGATAGATTGCCGCCAGAGAGCTTCACCGTTAGCCGTCTGCAGAGTTTACTGGGCAGCGTGCGCGATCTTAACCATCAGGCGATAGCCACCATGCAGGCAGGGCTCGAGAGTGAGTTGGTGGCGCTGGCAAAGAACGAAGCCAGTTATCAGTTGAGCCTGTTCGATTCCCTTCTTCCTTCACAGGTCCTGTCTCACTATCCGCTGCAGGGCATCACCGCCGATATGGTGTATGCCGCGGCGATGGCGCAGCCCTTTCAGGGAAGACTGCTGAGTGAGTGGGCGGAGAATCTGGAATCGGACAGGCTGGCGCGGATAGTGAACGCCGTCCGCAGGGGGTATCTTGCCGGCGACACGGTAGAAACTATAGCCCGCAATGTTCGTGGCCACGCCAACAAAGACTATCGCGACGGCGCGCTGCAGATGAGCAGGGCAAATGCCGCCAGCATCGCTAAAACAGCTGTGAATCATCTGGCTGCCACAGCGCGCAACAGCTTCACCAGCGCCAATAGCGATATCGTGAAAGGCAAACAGTGGCTGTCTACGCTGGACAATAAAACCAGTCACGACTGCATTATTCGTGACCTGCTGCGTTACACCCTGGATAACAAACCGGTCGGGCATAAGGTGCCATACCTGCAGGGACCCGGGAAGATTCATTTCTGCTGCCGTTCTACTGAAACTCTGATTCTCAAGTCTTGGCGCGAACTCGGCATTGATATTGATGAGATGGACGAGGGCACTCGTGCCAGCATGGATGGCCAGGTGCCAGCTAAAACCACGTATCTGGAATGGCTCGAGCGTCAGCCAGCTCAACGGCAGGATCAGGTTTTGGGTGCCGAGCGTGGCCGTCTGTTCCGAGCCGGTGAAATCAACCTGGCTGATATGTTCACTGACAAAGGCGAATGGATCAGCCTGGAACGCTTGAAGCAGCTCTCAGGCACTGACAACTAACAACCACTTCTTACTTCACGCCCTGGCATCTGCCGGGGCTTTTTTTATGGGCGAGGCCCGGCAAAATCCCGAGGGGAAATTATGTTAATTCGAAACATGCTTCTGAAATTTTACGCACCTGAAAGCGGCGGTGAGGGCAGCGGTGGCGGTGGTATCGAAATCACCCCAGAAATCCAGAAGCTGATTGATGAGCGTGTGACCAGCGAAGTCACTGGCCTGAAATCGAAAAACTCTGAGCTGCTGGGCACCATTAAGCAGCAGAAAGAAAACCTGTCCCGCTTTGAAGGTATCGATCCAGACGCTGTGCGCGGCATTCTCCAGCGTTTTTCCGACGACGAAGAGGCAAAGCTGATTGCCGCCGGAAAAATCGATGAGGTGCTCGATAAGCGCACCGAGCGTCTGCGTGCTGACGTCGATAAGCAGATTAAAGCCGCAAATGAACGCGCCGACAAAGCCGAAGCGTTCTCCAACAAATTCCGGGATCGAGTTCTGGGCGATGCAATCCGTGCAGCAGCCTCAAAAGCTGGCGCGCTGCCGGAAGCATCCGACGATCTGATTCTGCGTGCCAAAGGCACATTCCAACTCAACGACGAAGGCGAAGCCGTAGCAGTTGATGCAAATGGCGACGTTCTGTTCGGTAAAGACGGCAAAACTCCATTAAGCCCGCTCGAGTGGGCGGAGTCTCTTAAGGAGACGGCTCCGCATCTGTTCCCACGCGCAGAAGGCACCGGCGCGGGCACACACAAACCAAACGGTGGTGGCAGCCTGAAACGTTCCGAAATGAGCGCCAGCGACAAAGCGGACTACATCCGCAAGCATGGCCAGCAGGCCTTCCTCAAACTTCCAA